ATATTTGCAATCAATACGATCAACCAGTTGATTGCAACTGGAGCCAGGGCAAAGTCGTTCGGGCTAGATCAACGCGCACGGAAGCAAATACTTGATCAGGCGCAGCAAGAGGCGCAGGATATTGTCAATACGCGCAGAATACGCGATCCGTTTGAGCGGAATAGGCAATTTCAAGAGCTTGCCGCCCAACGCGAACGCGACCTAATCGAAGCGTTTGGTATCCGCACTGGGCAAGTTAAGCCGCAAGTCACAGCGCCGCAAGGGCAGCGTGCATTGCCACCACTTGGCGCCGGCACTAGACCCGGAGCTGGCGGCGGACGCTCCGGCGGCGGCGGTATTGACAAAGCAGCACGTGATGCAGAAAAGCTTGCGCAAGAAATCCAGCGTTCACTTGAACTAGGTGACAGGCTTGGCACTGAGTTCTCGCGTCAGGTATTGCTACTAGGCGAGGCAAGCGAAATTGAGCAGAAGCGCCTACAAATCCAGTTCGACTACGAAGACCGCGCTAAGCAGATTGCAGAGCTGAAGAACACAGAGCAGCAAACCAACCTGAGCCAGCTTAATGATGAAATCCGCAGGCTGGAGATTATTGATCTGCAAACTGAAGCGCTGAAGAAGCAGCTTGAGGAGTATTACAAACTCGCTGGGCTGAAAGCTGGCGACATGCTGCCAGAAGGGGCTGGTGCGTTTAGAACTGATATCAACCTAATGCCAGGCGCTGGTGAGCAGCAAATGGCTAAATACCGCGAAGAACTGGAGGCGCTGACCAACCCAATCAACATGGCGGTAACAGGTGCTAATGCTATCGGCGATGCTTTTGGCACTGCATTTCAAGATATTGCAACTGGCGCCAAATCAACTCAAGAAGCTTTGGCGGATGCGTTTAAGAGTATTGGTAGTGCATTCATAAGCATGGCAACGGAAATCATTGCCAAGCAAATGGCGATGATTGTATTCCAAACAATCCTCAAAGCACTAGGCGGCGGCGGAGACGGACTATTTAGCGGCGCCGGTCAAGTTGCAATGCCTGGCGCAGGTGTAGGCGGTGGCAGCTCGATGTTTATGCCCGGCGCCCCAAGCCTCTTTGCCGAAGGAGGCTTCGTCACCGGACCGACCAATGCACTGATTGGTGAAGGCGGCGAGAGCGAGTATGTCATCCCCGCTAGCAAGATGCGCACGGCGATGTCGCGCTATGCCGGCGGCGCACGTGGGGCATCCGTCATCCCCGGCAACGGCGAAAGTGGTGGCGACTACGGTGGCGGCACTGGCAGCGGTGCAATCGACGTGCGCTACAGCATTGAACGCATCAACAATGTCGATTACGTTACCGCTGAGCAGTTCCAACGCGGCATGACGCAAGCAGCACAACAAGGCGCAGTGCAGGGTGAACGCCGCGCCATGCGTAGCCTCAAGAACAGCAGTGCAACACGCCGATCCGTTGGAATCTGATGGAATACGCCTACGGCCACCTGCTTGACATCGGACCCAGCGGACGATCTGCGCAGTATCGCTTCCAGAACTACGCGATCAATCAAAACGTCAACGGCTACTTGTTTCTGCCGTTCAGCTTTGGTGGCGCTGTGGCGACGCTGCAGGGCGACAACCTCGACGCCACAATTCAATTTGCAAACATTGAAATGACCCGGGCGTGGATCACCGAAGCACTTGATAACCTATGGGTTGCCAAGGTCACCACGGTGCTCTGGGAGCCTTCTACGGGAGCCGTCCAGCGCACCCTTTACAACTACTGGGGCACCTGTTCAAGCGGCGGCTGGGATGAAGTCAACATTCAAGTCAGCCTGAACTCAGTGCTTGACGCCGTCCAAGCCAACGTCCCCGGCCGTCGACTGCACCGCTGGCAAGTTGGCAGCATCCCGTTCACAGCCCAAATCAGTGTGTGAGCATCTGATCGGTCGTAACTACGAATATGGCGGAGACGATTGCATCCACCTTGTTGTCGATGCCCTCAAGGCTTTAGGCAAAAATCCGCCCGCAGTTGCAGATCACTGGTACAAGCTCAGTCCGCGTGGTATTTTGCGCGAATTAACGCTGTACTGCGACACCCTAGACGCCCCCGCCTACGATGGGGACATCATTCTGTTCGGCGCCAAGCCACCTGAATTCGGAGTCCAATGGCAGAGTGGAATTCTGTTCATAAACCACTTCATTTCCGCAGTGGACTGGAAACCGGTGGGAAGCTTTACGATCCGCCGCTCTTACCGTATGAAATCGCGCTGATCGAAGCGCTGGGGTGCAGCGAAGACGAATACAAAACGCTTGTTCGTTATGCGGTGCAGCGCAGTTATGTTCGTCCAGCAGAGTATGAAAATATTCCTGAAATTTACGCAGCCGTTGTTCCGGTGGTTGCTGCTGTCGCCGTAAGCGCTAAAAGCGTGGCCACCACTATCGCAGTTAATGTTGCGATTGGATTGGCTCTTACCGCAGTCAGCATCCTGCTGGCACCCAAGGCACCAGCGCTTGAATCGCCCGCCAAGATCAAGGGCAAAAAGCTCGCTGACCAGATTGGCCCAACCCGCTTCAACCAAACCACCAGCTTCGATAACGTCAGCAGCCTGGCGGAATATGGGCAGCCGATCCCGATCCCCTTCGGCAAGCGTGGCACTGGCAGCGATGGTGCGCTAACCGGCGGCTTGATCTTGGCACCTGCCTTGGTGTGGAGCAGGATGTTTAGTTACGGCAACTTTCAGCGTTATGAGGGCATCTATGTCGCCGGTGAATACAGCGTTGATGTCCCCGAGCTTGGCGGCGTGCGCATTGGTACTACAGCACTTAGCGCATTAGGTCAAAAAGATTTTGCGTTGTACTGGGCCTCAAGCGCCGGCAACAATCGCCCAACCAATCGTATTGCTGGAACAGAAGATGCCATCCTAGGCAATCAAGTTTTTCTCGCGCCAACTGAAGACGGTGAGTTCAGCACTGGTTTCTCAATGGTGTACAACCCATCCGGGCAGGTGCAATTCGGGACCAGTAATCCCATCCACAACGGTACCGCATACCGTTTTAACTGGGAAATCATTAGCGCACCGTTTTCTTCAATCGAAGGCGGAGATGCAAAGGAAGAGCGTTTTGAGGTACGAGCAAAGCGCCGCAAAATTGCTGGCACTAAAGCAGACGCTATTCAAGTAACAAATGGCCAACAAGGCCAGCCCGGAGTGGGACGCGAATACTCTCGCCGCATGGGACTTGTTGCTCATAACCGCACCGTTTCCGGTGGCGTACCAGGTGGCGCTATAGAGAACCGCACTATTGTTAATATCGCCGGCGGCGACCGCATTGTTTTTGAAATTAACGGCCAAAATTGGCGCGACTTTCAGCAATCAGATTTCACTTATGAAGGTTACAAAACAGCAACAGATCTAAAAGACCTTAAAAGCTCTGCCATTGCTTGGCGTACAAGAGCCGACTCGTTACTGACCGTTGGATCTCGCTGGATTATAAACGCATCTATCTGGGTTGTTAAAAAACGCAGCTTAGAACTTTGGGAGCCAGGCAAAGATCAATTCATCACACTTGAATGTGTAGCCACGCTTGACACTGCAACTGTCGGGATCGCTGGAACTAAAACTGTCCGCACACCGTTAGCCGGTTACGACGGACCTGACAGTACACCTCCGTATGTGAATGGCGGTTTCAATCCGCAAAAGCATTGCGGACCAGCTTTTCACACACTGTGTCAGCTCCATCAAGCGACAATTAGACCTGTTCGCCGCGATATTGACGCAATTGAATTTGGCATCCGCTCAAACGTCTGGAATAAAGCCTCCGGGCTATGCAACTTCAACGCAATACCATCACCCGGCAGGCTGTATCGCTTCGACAAGCGCGACATAACGCTGACAACGCCGCGAATGGATAAATACTTTGAGCGCACCAGCTGCTTTGCAGTTTTGGTGCGTCCGGTAAATGAATATGGCAAACCTGTTAATCCTTGGGTGCGCATCCCGGTGACATTTTGTGTCACAGGTACTGCACCGATTGACCAGTACAACTGGCTGCGAATCAAACCCTCAATTAAGCGTTTCTATGAATACCGCATTGTCCCTGTAACAGGCACGGACATTGCCAACAATTATGATAAGTCAACGGCCTTGGTGCGACTCAACGCACAAGCCCAAAATATCTTTGGTAAAACATACAACAACTCTTACGGTGCTTTTCGCGTTACTACAAGCGGAAATGAAGTAGCTGTCGGCAATGTTGAATTTAACGAGGAAATGTTTACAGATCCTCCGCAAACAACACCAACAATTGCTCCAACAGCTGGTCCAACGTCGGTATCGTTCATCACGATGGACACGGATACCACAAACCCAAGTGGTGGCGAAGACTTTGGTATCCAAGCTTATTACAGCCAGAAAGTAGGCAACCACCCTTGGGATGTTATTGAACAGGAAAAGGAGTTTTCAACGACAGCTACGGTATCTGCAGACAAAACAGTAACTATGACGATAAAAGTAAAATCTGACGCAAGCGCTGGTACGGGGTTCTTCGGTACATGGGGTTCGCGGTACAAGTGGACGCTTCAAACCATCACCGTCACTGGGCACACAGGCACATGGAACGTAGGCGACAAATTTATTGATGTACAAGACACGCCGTCTACCAACGTATTTGCCGCAAGCGGCGGTTACAGCAAAGTGTATATGGAGTTTCAAGTAGCCGCAGTATCTACACCAGGTGAAGTAGTTATTGCCCCAGGTGAACGGGTATTTGAAGAACAATCACAAGTTGCTGATTGTAGCTTCTACTCCGAACTGCAAAAATCAAACGAAAATGGCCCGGAGCATGAACTCGTGTACGTTAACGAGTTCATCAGTAATGACGCAACTCCTCAGTATTACGGCATGAGCACTGTGGGTTTGTCAGTTAAGTCCAGCGGGCAGATTAACGCAATCGGTCAGTTGCGCATGTGGGTGCCGGCTGGTATCAGCGTTTATCGCTTAATCGAGCGCGACACCAATCCCAGCAACCTGTTTGCTGATCTGGTCTACTACCTGCTCACCAGCAAAAACCAAGGCGTAGGTAACGTAGTGCCGACTGAACTGATCGACGTAGATTCGCTGCGCATTGCAGCGCAATTTCAGCGTGCCAACAAGATCTTCTTTGATGGCGTCGTGGAAGACAGCGACAGCCTGCGCTCGTTCCTGTACGACAACGCTGCGCTACAGCTCTGCAACTTCACCATCAAAAACGGTCGCTTCGGCATGATGCCGGCGTTGCCGTATGACAGCAACTACGAAATCAGCACCAGCCCCATTGCGGTGGAGCAAATCTTCACCGCCGGCAACATCATCAAAGACAGCCTGCAGGTGCAGTACATCGACGCTGCACAGCGTGCCAACTTCCGCGCACTGGTCAGCTGGCGCGTCACGGTCGAGAACGATTTACCATCTCAATCGTCAGCCCTGGTGGATTGGGCGGACATCCCAGAAGGCAGTCGCGCCACCACGCAGCAGGCATTTGACCTGACCGACTTCTGCACCAACCGCGCTCAGGCACTGAGGACTGCTCGGTTCCTGCTAAGCATCCGCCGCCGCATCACGCATACGGTCAGCTTCAAGACGGTGCCCGATGCACTTGGTATCCAGCCTGGTTCCTACATCCGCGTGATTACCGAAGCCACGACCTACAGCGCTACCAACAATGGCGGTATTACTGACGCCGGTACGCTGCGCAGCATCAGCACAATTGCTAACGGTAACTACGATGCACTGATCTATAACCCAACGACAGGAGCCGTAACTGAGCAGCGCATTACGATCAGAAGCAACACCGTTGCGGACACTGCACTGTATGGCTGCCTCTTTACGTTGCTTAGCCTGGAAACCGGCGTCTCCGTCTACCAAATCGAGCAGCTTACGCTTGACGAAGACGGGCTGGTCAACGTCGCTGCCGTTCATGTCCCGACAAATGCCAGCGGCGGTAGCATTGTGGCAGAGGACGTGATGACGGAATCGCGTTTCCGGGTGCTGGAGTAATGGCTTTCCCCAACATCAAACCAGCAAGTCGGGAGTTCAGCCCAGGCGACTGGCCAGTCAAGCGCTTCAACAGCCAATCTGGCGCTGAAGTGCGGATTTTGTACGGCAGCCGCCGCGTCAATGCCACGTTGAAGCTGGGCTACGAAAACATAACGGATGCCAACGCGCAGGCATTTTTGACTGATTACGCCAGCACCTACGGCACTCTGCGCACATTTACACTGCCTGCCAATGTACGAGCAGGCTGGACTGGTGCGGCATCAGCAATCGACGCACCACCCGGTACACGCTGGCGTTACGAATCTGAACCTCGCATACAGGCGGTGTATCGGGGAATCAGTAGCGTGCAAGTCACGCTTGTAGCCGTTGCTTAGAATGCAGGCATATCACTAGGTACGGGCAGTGGGCTTTTACACAGGTCGCAGCGGGTCGTTGGTTTACGCCGGCAAGCCAGTAGCCAAAATCCGCGACTGGTCGCTAGACACCACAGTTGAGCTGCTCAGCACCAACACGATCGACAGCGCCGTCAATACTTTTACTCCCGGCGTCAAGGGTGCAACGGGTAGCGCCACGCTGATGTATTACAGGTTAGAATCCGGTGAAAGCGTTAGCTATCAACAATTCACCGCATTGCTGAGCCGCATTATGAAAGGCGGCGCTATTCAAACCACCGACCGCGTGTTTTTAGAGCTTAATGTTGGCGGCGGCAACGCAGACGACATTAAATTCAACGCCTACATCACTAACGCGCAGATCAGCGTTAGCACCGGCGAGCTGAGCGTTGTACCAATTCAGTTCACAATGGACGGTGACTTTACCGAGGTTGTGACTTAATGGCTGTATTTTTAGGCAACACCGGGCACATACGCTTACGCCGTGGGTCAAATGTAAATTACGGATCGTTTGCCGATTCGATCAAGCCGGATGATGTCACAACAGGATTAAACAGGCTGAGCTTTGACGCAGCTCTGGATAACCTGTTGACTGGGGACCGTCTTGTTATTTCAACGGATGACACACGCGGTTTAGTGTGTTTTGACCCAACCGCTTGGGGCACCGGCGTTGTCGAGAACAATATCAGTGCTTATATCAACGTCAATGCTGCCGGTGGATTGCGTTTTTTCCCTCGTTTTGAAGATGCAGTAAACAACAACCGTGCAGCAGAGCTACCTGTTTATGCGTTTACGGGTAACCCCATCAACATTGACTACACGATCCGCGACACACGCTTTAACATTCTCGGAAATGTAACGGGTTACAGCCTTAATACCGACCGCGAAGCCATTGACGTTACATCATTAAGCGATAAATTCAGGCAGCAGTACAGCGCTGGCATCATCAGCGGAAATGGCAGCATCGACTGCTTATTTGACTACACAACGACTGGCGTCAAAGAAACACCCTTGTTGATGTTGCAGCTTATACAGCGTGTTGATGTCGGCAGTCAAATTGATATCGCGTTGTACCTGACGGATAAAAGCCTTGACGGCTCTCTGACATCTGTCTACTACGAAACCTCAGCCGTTATTACTCGCGCTGGCGTCAACGTAGCCGCAGGAGACGTTATTGAATGCACCCTTGATTTTGTGACCAATGGTGAAATCCGCCTACTTATCGGTGAGCCTGCTGCCTACATCCTTAAGGAAGACGACGACCTGATCGAGCTGGAGCAGTCGCTTGACTTCCTGCTTAAAGAGGTTGAGGACTAAACTGGGGCATATTCCTGTAGCAGGATTGCGCGGTGGCTGACCAGCGGATTACCCAGTTAAACGAGCTGTCCAAGGCTGGCGTATCCGCCACCGACGTACTGCCCATTGCGGACGTATCCGCCAGCGAAACCAAGAAGGTCACCGCTAAAAACCTTGTTGATGCCGGCCTGGACTTAGTTGATCCAAGCAGCATTGACCTAAGCAAGCTCGATCAGAACAGCGCCACCAAGCTTGGTACGGCAGCTCTTGCGGACGACGCGATCACTGCTGCCAAGCTGGCAGCCGACAGCAGTATCGCCGTTGCTACGGTCGCGCCAACAGCCGACAACTTTGAAGGTCGCGGCTACTACAACAGCACCAGCGGCAACCTTCAAGTCCATAACGGCACCAGCTACCAACAGGTTGTCATGCCCACAGCGGGCATCGGCGACCTACAGGTCACCACAGGCAAGCTGGCTGATGGGGCTGTCACCACAGCCAAAGTCACAGCATTGGGCACGGCTGCTTATGCCGACAGCAGCGTTACCACCGCAAAAATTGCTGATGGTGCGGTCACTGCAGCCAAAATTGCAGCTGATAGCATCACCGCCGCGCAGGTCGCACCCAACGCCATTGGTGCATCCGAGCTTGCCGATAACGCTGTAGATACTGCAGCCATCGTCAACTTGGCAGTTACCGAAGCCAAGCTGGCTGACGGCGCTGTTGCCACTGCCAAGCTCGGGGATCTGGCTGTTACTGACGCCAAGATTGCAGCCGCAACGATCACCTACGGCAAGCTCGACTTGGCTGATGGCTCTGTACCTGGCACCAAGATCACCAGTGACTCAATCACCAACGCGCAGATCGGTGCTGCTGCTGTAGCGACCAGTGAACTGGCTGACGCTGCAGTCACCACTGAAAAGCTCGCTGATGGCGCTACTACAACAGCCAAGCTGGCAGATGCCGGCGTTACAACCGCAAAAATCGCGCCGAGTGCGGTAACAACAAATGAGCTTGCGGACGCCAGTGTTACCTACGCCAAGATCCAAAATGTTGCAGCAGATTCACTGCTGGGACGAACAACAGGTGCTGGCGTAACAGAAGAGATCAGTTGCACCGCTGCTGGTCGTGCGTTGCTGGATGACGCCGATGCCGCAGCCCAACGCACCACGCTGGGCTTAGGTGATGTTGCAACTGCTAACCAAGTCAGCACTGCGCAAATCCAAGATGAAGCAATCACTGCAGACAAGCTTGCTAATGAGTCAGTTGTTGATTTAGTCACTACGTTGCCTGCATTCGGCGTTTACGTCGGGCAATTTGCACTGGTGACAACCGACAACAGGCTGTATTCCTGGACTGGCGCTGAATGGACTGAGATCAAAGCCGCTGGTTCTGTCAATGATATCGTCAGCGACAATACTGGCATTGTTAATACATCTGTTTCGATTACAAGCGGCACCGCAACGCTTAGTACCAGTCTTGATGACACTGCAGGCGCAGCACAATTCTTGGCTGGTCCGACTGCCGGCAGCGGCGCAGTTACTTATAGAACCATTGCTGGAGCAGATCTACCTACAGCAACCACAACATCAAAGGGTGCCGTCATTGTTAACGGCAATGGTTTAACAGTCACGGGCAACACCATTGCCATTGATAATACTGTCACCGCTGAAGACAGCGACTACCACATCGTTCAATACGACGCCAACGGTCTCGTTACTGACGGTCGCGCAATTATCGCGGCTGATGTCCCGGTTGCTACTGCCACCAGCATCGGCGTGGTGCAGCCCGGCTCTGGCCTTGGTGTTGACGTTGGCGGCACTATCAACCACAGCAACAGCGTCATCGCTGGAACGGCAACGAAAATCACGTTCGACGCGCAAGGCCACGTCACTGCAACGCAAGCACTAGAAGCGACTGACATTCCAGATCTTGACGCCAGCAAGATTACAACCGGCACGTTTGGATCTGGATTCCTTGCGGCAAACAGCGTTACAGCAGAGCAGCTTGCCGACTACGGCATTGCGCAGGTCAGCGAGACTGCACCCGTTCCTGAATTTGCCGGCCAGTGGTGGATCAACCCATCAGACCGCTCTGCCTACATCTGGGTTGGTGCTGTTAGCCCCACACCAAATGGTTACTGGTTGCTTGTCGGTTATGGCTCACCAACACAGCTAAACCTCCGCTTTGGTGGAACGTATAACGCCGACACAAATCTGGTTGTCAGCTTGAACGAGTACGGCACCGAGGCTGGTCT